TTGCTAGTCAAAGACTTGAAGGCGATAAGTTCCAAGTCATATTGCTTCAGACTTGGCATAACCCTGCCAATCTGGACGATAAAGCAATGGCTAATGATGTAGCAGAATGGGTGCGAAAGTATCCAGTTCAACTGGTTGCCTATTCAGCCAGAACCGCTTCGGCAGTAGCTGCGCGATTAGCTCCTGCTGGTATTAGGGTTGAGCCGATAGATGGTATTGACTATGCCCAAAGCTGCGATGAGTTACTGGGAGCAATCTCATCTCAGCGGTTAGCTCACTCGGGACAGGAAGAGCTAACAAAGCAATGCCTATCCGCCGTCAAACTCCCTTTCGGTGACGGCGGCTGGGTAATGGGTCGCAAGGTAAGTAATACGACAATTTGCGGAGCAATTGCTTCAGCTTTAGCAACACACTATGCAACGATGGCTGAAAGTGGAGTAGATATCCAAATAGTGTAAGTCGGCTCATTTACAATGTCAGTAATGGGTGCTATAAGAGATTTCCTATTTCCAGCAGTTCAAGCCAACAAGCCTACTGCCGTTACTGATGTGCTAGCTGCTAATTTGCAACCGCTTCAGAACCTTGATTACTTCTCCGTTCTTGGAACTCCAGTATCAATAACTCGTCAGCTCGCTATGTCAGTCCCTTCAGTTGCTCGCGCTAGAAATATTATCTGCGGAACTATCGGATCATTACCTTTGACAACTTTTAATCGCATTACTGGAGAGTATGTTGATCCGCATCGCGTTATTAATCAGCCAGACCCAAGAGTTGCTGGCTTTGTAGTTTATTGCTGGCTAGCTGAAGATATTTGGATGTATGGCGCAGGATATGGCCAAGTCTTAGAAATGTATTCATCAACAGATGGCGGTCGCGTAAGAGCTTGGACAAGAATTAGGCCAAGTCGCGTTACAGTTGATACGGATATACAGACTGACTCAATTACAGGATATAAAGTCGATGGCAAGCCAGTTCCCATTAACGGCGTTGGCTCTATTATTCGATTCGATGGACCAGATGAAGGGTTGCTGCATCGCGCTGGTAAAACAATTCAAGCAGCAGTCTATTTAGAAAATGCTGCAGTCAATTATGCCAAAGAGCCAGCACCTTCTATGGTGCTTAAGTCAAATGGCACTAATCTAACTGCTGAAAGAATTTCATCCTTGCTATCTGCTTGGAAAACAGCTCGTCAATCTCGCTCCACAGCGTTTCTCAATGCTGATGTGGAGTTGCAGCAATTTGGCTTTGATCCTAAGTCAATGCAACTGGCAGAAGCTAGGCAATATGTAGCACTTGAGATAGCTCGCGCTTGCAATATTCCAGCTTATTTCCTAAGCGCCGAAACAACTTCAATGACTTATTCTAACGCCGTATCGGAAAGACGCGGCTTAGTAGATTTCTCACTTCGCCCAATACTTAAGGCAATTGAGGAACGCCTATCGTTGCCGGACTTTGTCCCTAATCCAGTAATGACGCGTTTTGCGCTTGACGATTTTCTTCGCGGTAATCCGCTAGAAAGAGCGCAAGTCTATGAAATTCTAAACCGCATTGGCGCGATGAGCGTTGAGCAGATTCAGCGAGAGGAAGATTTAATACCTAATGAAAGTTAATATTCCAATGGTCGTAACAGCGGCCGACACAATTAAGCGCACCATAACTGGCACTATTGTCACTTGGAACGAGCAAGGCAATACTTCAGTTGGCCCAACAGTTTTTGCAGCTGATTCAATTGCAATCAAGCCAGTCAAGTTGCTTCTTGAGCACGACCGCACTCGCCCAATTGGCAAAATGGTTTCTCACAATGTAACTAAATCTGGCATTGAAGCTACCTTTAAGATTGCTAACACTATGGCTGGAGAAGATGCCCTAGTTGAAGCAACTGAAGGCTTGCGCGATGGATTCAGCGTTGGAGCTCAGATTAACGAATGGACAAACAATAAAGGCGTTATGCAAATTACTTCAGCTTCTCTTGAAGAAGTCAGCCTTGTAACTGACCCAGCCATAGATTCTGCAAGAGTCGCTGAAGTTGTAGCAGCTTCAGAAAATGAAACGACAAAAGAAGATTCTGATCCAGCAACCGCTGATTCAGACAAACCAACCGAAGGAGACCAAGTGTCTGACACTACCGCTCCTGCTCCTGCCGTTGATGAAGCGGTAGAAGCAGCCAAGGTTGAAGCGACAAGTCCAAGGCCAGCGTTTTACACTCGCCCAAGACTTGATCCTTCACCAGTTAAATATCTAGAAGCTACAATTAAAGCTTCTCTCGGAGATGAGTCCGCTCGTCAATATGTAGCAGCCGCTGCTGATACAACTGACAATGCAGGTTTAGTTCCAACTCGCCAATTATCTGAGGTCATCAACGGCCTTGCTAACACAACAAGAAGCAACATTGACGCAATTTCAACTGGTGTTCTTCCTGATGCTGGAATGTCCTTTGAGATTCCAAAGATTACAACTATGCCAACAGTTGCAGAAGTTGCTGAGGCAGGAGCTCCATCCGAAACTGATCAAGCAGCAGCATTTGTAACAGTTACAGTCAAGAAGTATTCTGGAGCTCAAAAGTTTAGCGTAGAGCTATTAGACCGCAGCTCTCCATTATTCCTGACCGAGCTTCTCAACAATATGTCCGCAGCTTATGCAAAGGTCACAGATACAGCAGTAAATGCTGCAATTATCTCTGGCGCGACTCTTGACTCAACCTCACTTGCTACCTATCCAACAGCTTCAGAGCTTCTTGGCTTCGTATCTCGCGGCGCTGCATCCGTCTATAGCGGAACTCAAGGATTTGCTCGCAATATCATTGCTAACACTTCTCAATGGGCTAACCTAATGACTCTTAACGATTCTGGCCGACCAATCTACAACGCTCAAGTTCCACAAAATGCAGGCGGCGTAGTTGCTCCAACCAGCGTTCGCGGAAATGTCGCTGGCCTTGATCTATATGTAACTGCTAATACAGCATCTACAACTGACACCGATGGCTCAATGCTGGTTGTCAATCCAGCTGCTTACACATTTTACGAAAGCCCAACCTTCCAGTTGCGCGCTGATGTAATTGCAAGCGGTGAGGTCTATGTATCTCTATATGGCTATGGCGCAATCGCAACAAAGATTGGCGCTGGCGCATTTAAGATCAACAAGACCTGATAAACCCTAGTAGTGACGGCCAGTCCGCTCCCGAGCTGGCCGCTCACCTAATTGCTTGAAAGGATGACGAGATGCCAACAATAGTTACGGCCACAGAGCTTAGGACGATTCTTGGCGTTTCGTCATCCCTATATTCAGATGCTTATCTAGGCGATATTGTCGATGCTTCAGAGAATTTAGTCTTACCAATGCTGGTCACTTTTCAGAGCAAGATAAACAAAGTCAAGCTTGAGGATAATGTCGCTTACTTTGAGACCGCAACAATTCACGAATTTACCGAAGGCCAATCCGTAATAATTACTGGCTGCGGATCACCATTTAACGGCACTCATACAGTAACCGATGACGAGATTTCAGATTATGTATTTACAGTCGCAATCACCAATGCAGACATATTGGAAAAAAATATTATCCCAGCAGGAAACGCTGCGCTATCTGGACTATCAACCTATGTCGGAAATGCCAATGCTGAAGCTGCAATTCTGGCTATCTCAGTCGAAATCTTTCAAGCCAGAACAGCCGCTGGTGGATCAATAGAAGGCATAGATTTTGCCGTAACCCCTTATCGCCTATCTAAAAATTTACTTGCCAAGGTAACTGGCTTACTTGGCCCATACCTTGATGTTGAAACTATGGTGGGCTAATGCCAGCATCAACAATTGCCACAGATGTTAGAGGAGCTCTTAAAACTGCCCTATCTGGTATCAGCGCCAATATTTACGATTCAGTTCCTGAAGCACCAATCGTTCCAGCAATTATCGTCATTCCAGATTCGCCCTATATGGAGCTTGAAGTCTTGGGCAAAACTACAACAAGAGTTAAATTAAATTACACCATAACTGCCTGCGTTGCGTATTTCAGCAATGCCGCTGCTTTAGATAACTTAGAGCAAATGGTCATTAGTATTCTTGGAGCACTAAATGCTTCCAAGTATGAGTTATCA